CTTTCGAGCGTCCGATAGCCAATCGACATGCTATCGATCACGCCCTCTTTCATGAGCGCATAGGCTTCGGCGCCCTTTTGCACTTCACGTAAAACGCGGCCCTTGACGAATAGGCCCTTGCTGTCTTCGGAGATGGTCGACCACACGCCAATCGGCTGGGAGGGGTCATGTTGCCAGAGCATCTTGACGCGGCTTGCCGGGCGATCCTGCAGAGACTTTGTGAACGCGCCAGGCATAACGACATCATAACCGTTATCGATATTGCCGAACGTGCTGGCGTATCCCTCAAAAGATCCATCGTTTCTAACGCTCTTGGCGTTGAACGTGACGGGGAGGGATTTAGTCTCGGTCATTTCGGAAGCCTTGGCTCGTATAAAACTACACATCGGCAGTTGTGAACGATAATGCGTTGCGCTATATACCAACCATCGACATCTTCTAGGTTGAATACATGGCACGAAACCTTACGGACGTTGACCGACAAAACCTCGTCAACGACTATCTTTCCGGGAAATCGCTTCAGCAAATTGCCCGCGAAAGATGCGTTTCTGTCAGAACTGTCCACTTGCACGTTAAGCGGGCTGGCGTATCCCGCTCGCGCGTTGACGGCGTCGCTCTGAAGAACCTCCAAGAGAGGTCCGCTATCAAAAACGATGTTGTCAGCCGCTTCATCAACGGCCAATCCGTCAAAGCGATTGCCGCTGACCTTGGCATCACCAACAGACGGACGATCTACAAATGTCTCGCTGATGCTGGCATTAACGGTAGAACTCGATCCGAAGCCATGCGCGTCAGAATGGCTAACACCGACGACATGGCGAGAAAAGCTATCGTCGCCGCTGCGAATGCCAAGCGCCGAGAGGTCGGCGTCAGCGACATTGAAGCGCGTCGGAAGGCTAAGGCTCACCAAAGAGGAATGTCCCGCGTTGGGCGTTTGGAAAACGAATTTATCTCCATGCTCAATCAACGCGGCGTCAGAACATCCCCTCAATTTGCGGTCGATAAATACAACATCGACATCATGGCTTGGCCGGTCGCCGTGGAAATCCACATCGCCACGACCAACCCTCTCAATCTCGCCCGAATTCAATCCAGAATTAAAGACCTCACCAATCGAGGCATTCACGTTCTTTACGTCTGGATTGGTCGAAACCTTGATCTGCGGGGCGACGCTGCTGATTACGTTGTCGCCTTTCAAAATGAGGTGGATAGGCTTCCACCCGGCGTCGGTCAGTATCGGGTGATTAGGGGTAGCGGAAAGTTTATTGCCGCCTCTGGTAACGATTTCTATTAGGTCGCCTTCATACCAGTGGCGTGTTGCCGCCACTGGCAACGCCTCAACATCCGTATCAAACGGAAAGCAATTGATGCACTCGTTCGCCGGGCCGTGTGGGTCGCGCGGAAAGCGCATTGACGCTCCGCCAACCGTAAATGTCGCATCCATCGCCACGCGTTGACCGCTTGCCGCCGCGTGCGTCGGGCGCGTCCGCATGTCTTCGGTCGCGAGCCAAACCTTATCGAGTTGAAGGCCGGTGACGCGCGCCGCTTCGTCCGCGCCGACAGACGCCGCTGTGAGGCTTTCGGTTCGGGCAATCGTTTCCGCCCGTCGCCGGGCGATTTCGCCGCCGGTTTCTTTAACAATGCGGCGCGCCAGAACGCGGGGCGGTTCATTCAATTTGTCGCCGCGCTGGATTGATCGTCGAATGCGGAGCCGCGTCGTTTCCAGAATGCGGACGACCTTCGCCGCGGCATAGCTGCTAATCCAGGTGCGAATGGCGGCCTGAGCGACCTTGAAAAGCGATAGAAACTTGCGCTCGATTCCCGCCGGCGCGGCTTTTTCGCCAGTCAATTCGTCCAGAACCAGCCGGGCCGAAGCCATTGCCGAGGCTTCAAGACGTCCCTCAAAAAGCCGCGTGAGTTGACCGCGATACGCGTCCGGGAGCCGGATTGCTTGCTCTTTTTGATCGACCGCGACAAGCTTTGCAGCCGACCGCGCAATACGTTTAAGAACCTTGGTAAGATCGACGACAAGCGCCCGCTCATAGGCGGCGCCCAGTAGAACATGACGCTGCGCACGCCGCCGACGTTGCCACGCCGAAAGCGTTCTATTCGGCCGCGTCATCTTCGGATGTTATATCCGCCTCGTCCTCTTCCGCGCCCGGATCGGAACCGCCCGAGGGCATAGTGCCGGCAGTTTCCAAAGGCACAAGAGAGCTAGGCACAAGAACCACATCGCCACCTTGGACATGATCAAGCCCCATTTTTTCGCGTTTCTCGTTAATTGTCAGGCTGTTTGACGCTTCGATACGATCCCATTGCGCCGCGCGTTCGTCTGCGAAAACCTCAAGATCGTCGCAGTCGGGATAGATTTCGATATTCTGCCCGAATGAAGGCCCCAGCCACCACGACATTGCGCGACACCATTGCCGCAGGATCGGAATGACCGTCTGGCGATAAAAAGCCTTGTTTGCTTCGGTGTAATTGGCGAATGTGTTGTCGCCGGGAATGCCGAGCATCAAGGGCGGGACGCCGAACGCAAGCGCAAGAAGTCGCGCCGCCTCGTGAAGCCCTTCGCCGAAATTCATGTCTTTGGGCGAAAAGCCCATTTCGCGCCAGTCTAGACCGCCGTCAAGCAAGATCGGCTTGCCGGCGTTGCGCTGGCCTGAGAAACTTTCCTCAAGTTCGGCCTTAAGGCGTAACCACTGATCTTCCGTGAGCTTGTCGCCGCCTTCCTTTGGCGCATAGACAAGCGCCCCGGAAGGTTGGGCGCCGTTGTTCAGGAGCGCATTATTCCAGCGCAGCGCGCCGGTGTGCATGTCGATCGCAAACGCCGCCGGGTCAATGTTCGGCATCCCGCGCCAGTCGTTATACGGGTGATACTCCTTTACATGAAGGATCGGGAATATTCCGGCTTTAACGTCGACGTCGAAGCGCTTTTCAATCCCGCCGTCTTTGTAGGTGTAAGACCTCGGGAAGCCGTCCGGCCCTGGGTCGACCGTGATCCTGCCTGGGTTGACTCGATACAGCTCTTTCGGCTTTTTCGATAGATCAACCCGCTCGGAGAAGAATTCGCCCGCAAGCAACAAATCCGAAATCGTGGCGATACGAAACGCCTCGCCGTCCTGCATCGGGTTTGGACGATTCATGAGCGCGGCAAGATCGGGCAGTTCGATTTCCGCGTCACCGCGTTTGAATTCCAGCGGGATGTTCGCCGCCGCCCGCGCAATCATGTAGACGCAAGCGTTAACGATAGGGTTTTGCTGGTAGCCCTCTTTCGCTATCTGTTCGAATTGGCGTTGCGGCCATTGCGGGAGGTTCAGCGCCCGCGTGGCCATCAACATTCCGACAGCCGACGCCTTGCGCTCAACAGGAGCCGGCGCGGCCTTTGGACGGGAGAATGGCCAGACCATTACAGGCGACGGATTGAGGGTTCAGACCGGTGGCCGGTCATCAATTCGGTCAACGCCCAAACGAGCGCATCGAGCCGATCCGGCGAATATCCCGCTTTGTCGGCGTCGAAATCAGGCGTCATGGCGCACATTTGATCTTCCAGTTTCGGGAAGCTGCCGACGTGATGCACGCGGCGCTGTTCATAGAGAGCCGACACAGGCTCGGCACGGGTGAACTTGCCGCGCGTCGCGCGAACCTGCTTCACCCTGACGTTGGGATCGACCTGGCGCATGATTTCAGCAATCATCTCGCCGCCGTTGTTGACCTCCGCGACGATGCAATCGGCGTGAAAAATCTCGTAAGTTGCGACTGCCCGTCTTGCCCATTCGCCCGGCTTATCGCCTTGCGACGTGCGATCCGCCAGCACATAGCCGACACCGTCCTCATCGATCCCGGCGACGACAATGCCGCACTCATCGGCGTCTTTGCCCGATGTAACGGGGGGATCAACGGCGACGGCCACGCGACGCAACGGCGGGTAATCCTTGCGGCGGGTTTCATCAATCACAGCGCGTGACCACAGGGCGCCGGGAACGTCCTCAAGGATTTCCGCCTCAAGTTCCTGCCGCCCTAGACGCGTTCCCTCGTATTTCCGCCGGATGTTGGCGAGAAACGACGGCGCGAGATTGGCCGCATTATCAAGCGTCCGCCCCCGCGTGATAACGGTTGCAGGATCAGCTAGAATTTCCTTCAGCAGCGCAATCGGGCGCGGAGTCGTCGTGATCAGTTGCCGTGGCCTATCGCCAAGCCGCAAGCCGAATTGCAGCATGTCCCAAGCCTCGCGGGCGTATTGCCATTTCGCCAGCTCGTCGCACCAGGCAAGATCGAATTGCGGGCCGCGAAGCTGGTCCGGTTCTTCGCCCGAGAAAGTCGTCGCCACGGCCCCATTCGGCCATGTCAGGCGGCGCTTGGACGGCTCATAGGTCGGCCGAAACCACGGCGGGGAGCATTTCATGATCCCGCTATCGCCTTCGACAATCACATCGCGCGCATCGGCGGCGGTCTCTGCGATCAACGCCACGCGGCCGGCGCGCCCGGCTTCGACCTCCGCTCGCACCCATTCCGCCCCGAGGCGCGTTTTGCCAAAGCCGCGACCGGCAATCGCCGCCCATGTCATCCAGTCGCCGGGAGGGGCGAGCTGCTCGTCGCGCGCCCATGCGTCCCACTTGTGCGAAAAAACGGCCGCCTCTTCGTCAGTCAGGCTCTCCAGAAACTCCCGGCGCTGCGACAAGGGCAGCGAGGCCAGCCAGCTTGCGGTCAAGCGCTTCTTTGGCGCCGTCAAGTCGATGTGTGACATCTCCTGTCAAATCAACCTTGTGATTTTCCCTGAATTTTTCAGGCCGGCGGGCCTTGAGCGTAAATATCAGGAGCGTGTCGCTGTATTCGCGGATATGCCCGACCAGTTCCTTGCCCTGAAATACGGGCTTGTCGACGCCCACATAGGCGCGGCGACGGGCTTCGTCTTCAAGAAGGTCAGTTCCTTGATCGACGGCCGCGTCCCATTCTGCGGCAAACTCAGCGTCGTCGTTCCGCCACGCATAGGCCCGCGATCTTGTTATCGAGGCCTTCATGCAAGCCGTGGTGACGCTAAACCCTTCCGAAAGCGCCTGAATAAAGGTCTCCCGCTTTTTAAGTGTCCTGTTTGTCCTGTTTGTCGTCATACGCCTTAACTCGTGACAGCCCCTATCCCCGTTTGCCGCCGTCATACGGGACGGCATGGCCGGCGGCGATCATTTCAGAATTGACGCTGACCGTTTCGCCTGGCAGGAAGATTTCAGCCAGATAGCGGCCGTTCCAAGATCGACGCGGGCGCATATCGTATCGCCGTCGACCACCCGCAGGACGGTCGCCTGATATTCATACATGAGGGGAGCCTTGATAAAAAAGCCCGGAGGCTTTTGGCTTCCGGGCTGTATTGAGCGGGCCGGGCGCCACTCCGGCTCTAAGGCTCCTGAGACAGCATTGAGACGCGCGATGCGCCTAACCTGTTACTTGGCCTCACGGTTCGCTGCGTGTCTGCATTTCCACGCCGCCGCTCAAACTGAATTAGCCGAAAAGAATAAGCTCGGCAGGGATGACGCGAATGATTTTACGTTTCATTTTTCTCTCATGTGTTGGTTTTGAGCGGCGGCAACCCATTATCACTAATTGGTCACGCTCACCGTGATGAGACGCTATCCACCAGCCGCTCAAATTTTGGCGCCCCCGGCAGGATTTGAACCTGCGACCCATTGCTTAGAAGGCAATTGCTCTGTCCTGCTGAGCTACGGGGTCAATATTTTGAACGGTCACAGCCCAGCGTCACCATTTGGGCCGATCTCACCGTAATGAGACCTTGCAGGGAACCGCTCAAACTCATGCGCATCAGGCGCAATTATCCTTGTATCAATCGGAAGTGTGCCACTGATTTGCAAAAAGTCAAACAATTCAGACGCGTCTCCACAGGCTATTTTGAAGTCTTGTCTGGCAGCCGCCAGCCCTGCGCTTTTGCCAGCGCCTTTAACGCGTCAATCACCTTATTCGCCTCAATCCTCACAGTCGGCTCTGGTCGGTCAAATATCAGGGAGATTACCCCGAGGCGTCCGATATACCCGCCCGCGCGCTCCATATCGCGTTCCCATTCCTTCTGGGTCTTCAGCCAGTCCTGCCACTGTTCAAACTCAACATCGCCCCCAGACCCGCCCAGCCTGTCAGGCAACGGCGCCCCGGAATAGGCCCGCCATTTCTGGCGGAGATTGCCATACGCTTCCGCAGCGTAGTAAAGCGCCCTATCAAGCCCGTGAGCAAGGCAAAAGCGCCCCAACGGGTTCTCGGCAAGCTGCGAGCGGTTTCCGCGCCTGTGAGGCTGCGCAAGCACCGTGAGAATAGCCGCGTCGCGCGTCGCCTGTTCGGCGTCGGCGATTTGCTCAAGGCGAGATTTCCGTTTACCGCAGGGATAGCGTCGGGGGGCGCGTATGGATTTCAATCTTGCCACCATCCTCTTGGAAAGCGGCAGAGACGCGCCGCGCGTGAAACTTCTTCAACTAACCGGCTTTCAACGCGGCGCTTCGCCTTCGGCGGGCGCGGTTCTTTCTTCGGCTTTCGAGGCGAAATAATGCGCTTTTCGACCGTGAAGGGTCTCGCCCAGCCCCGCCTCAATAGCCCGCCCGCAGGTTAAAAACAGACCGCTTCCGACCAGTGAAAGGCGAGCGCGCCGATAGCTCTGGCGGTTCAGGACAAACAGCAGTCGTCAAGGATTCCTTGACAACTGGACGGGCCATAATCTCGGCGATCATTGCCGATCGATCCGCGCGCTCTTTCGCCTTTCGACGCTTTTCAGCCTCGCGCTTGTTGACGATTTTACGTGGCGGCGCGTCGCCGCGAAGTCTTGCCTTTCGCCGCTCGCGTTGCGCGCGAACCTTGTCTG